TCTAAGGATCATTACGACTATCAGGCAAAACTTGTTGAAATGAATACAGTTGAAAAGTCAAAGTGTTGCACCAAGTGTGGATTTGCTTTTTGTGGTTGTGAAAAGGAAGAAGGAGTAGATCGCATATCACGTTTGCCAACCGAAACCGATGAGACGATATTACCAGCCGAGAGAACTTTTGATGAGGAAGTGAACGCGTTGCGTGTATTGCTTGGAATTCCAAAACATGAAGAACAAGCTTCACCTTTGTTGCGAGCAATATTGAGGAACATATTTTGGTATTGTGTTGGCTATACATTAGGTGTCGTGTTCCATTTTGTTATAGCTATACTGCAATTACCTAGTGAGTCACGTATTCCTACAGTTAAATTTTTGTTCGCGTGGGCGCGCAATTACTTAATTGCTTGGAGAGATAAGTTTCGACGAACTACTATGTGGAATTTATATTATTTTGCCAGATGGCAACGCCAGAAACGGTGGAATATGCGTGCGTTCTTTTATAGGTTGCACGTTTACACAACAGAAGATCTGTTAGCACTTGAAAATTGGTATAACGATTCGATTTTTGATTGGGTTGCCTGGGTACCGGAAAGTTTCATTACATCTCCCTGGGTCACACACTCGGTTTTGTATGCAAGGAGGTATGAAATTTTGAATAGAAAATGGAAGGTTGTATTTTTGTATTTGTACTGTTTGTCAGTGTGTGTTCTTTGGATCATTAAGGGATGGTACTTGTCGGCAATAGTAGTGTTTTATTGCATTGTGTGTTGTGTCTCAGTTATATATTATTGGGAAAAATCGGCCATTCGAGAAGAACTTTTGTCGCGCAATGATAATTTGCCTAAATATGTGAAGATGATGAAGGAACACTCGTGCAAAATATTTGTGGGTAGTGCAATATCCCTGTATTTCTTAAGTAAATGGTTATACACTTTCAAGAAGATAATGACTCCCCAAGGTAACTTGAATCCTCAAACTATGGAAGATATTGAAGAGAGAGATAATGAAGGCGATCCATGGGCAGAACATTTCATAACGCCCATACCCATGAGTACTGCTTCGAAAACCACCGATCACGA